GATCACGTTCCACCGCTCGCTGCCGCAGAACCTGCTGGAGCTTTCGCAGGTGGTGGGCAACCTTGCCGATGTCGTGAGCGACGAGACGAAGCGCGCCATGCTGCCGCTGGATATCGACGAGGCGACGGAAAAACAGCGCCTGGCCGAGCAGTACGGCGACAGCCTGTTCACGCCGAACGAGCGGAAGACGGGGGAGACAGAGGAACCGGAGGAATAAACCATGGCGGCGGACAAATACTGGCTCAGGCGTTTGAAACAGGACCGGGCGCTGGCCCGCCGGACGGCGGACCAGGTGAGCGCCGAAGTGAAGCGGGCCTATCGCAGCCAGTATTTGCAGACGGCCAAAGGCCTGGAGCGGCTGTACGCCGAGGCGCAGAGCCGCGGCGAGCTGAGCCGCACGAAGCTGTGGAATTACCGGCGCTGGCGCGATATGGAGCCGCAGCTGCGACAGTTTTGCGAGGCGCAGAGCGTGATCCAGTATGAGCAGATCACCAAGGCGCTGGACAAGGTGTTTGAAGATGTGATCGGCTTCAACGTGGAGACGTTCCGGCAGGACAAGGTGCTGCTGCGCTATGATCCGCGGGCCGTGATCGATACGGCATGGAGCGGCGAGAATTATTCCGAGCGCATCTGGCGGAATACGGGCGAACTGGCCCGGCGCATCCAGGCCGAGGCCCAGCAGATCGTGATGGGCGAAAAGAGCCCCAGCGTGGTGAAGCGCCAGCTGATGCATGATTTTGACGTGGCATACAACCAGGCCGAGCGGCTGGTGGACACGGAGATCAGCTATGTGATGAACCGGGCGAACCTGGAACAATACAAGGGTTACGGTTTCCGCAAGGTGGAGATCGTGAACCTGGACGTGAACACCTGCGACAAGTGCAAGGCGCTAGAAGGCGAGGTGTTCGCGATCATCGATGCGCCGGTGCTGCCGATCCATCCGCGGTGCCACTGCTCGTATTGCGTGCCGGAGGACGGCGACGAGGCCGAGGTCACGGCCAGCCGCGCGAACCTGGACGAGCTGTACGCCAGGAAGGGCGTGAAAGGGTACGAAAAGGCCGGGGCGAAGCAGTACGTGCCGAAGGGAACGCAGGCGGCCGAGGCGCAGCCGATACCGGCCAGCAAGCTTGAAGCGTCCGCGCAGCGGACTGAGGGCCGAGCCACCGGCTGGCCGGCCCGAAACCCGTCACCCGCCGCAGGGCGAGGGGACGGGGCGATGCAGGCGAAAGTCGATGAGGCGCTGGCCGGTTTCGAGCAGCCGAAGGTGGAGCTGGAGAAAGCGGTGAAGGCAAATCCGCAGGCGTCTGCGGCCATCGAAGCGCCGACGGCTGTTTCACTTCCGGCGGCGGCCGCGGAACCTGCAACAGAAGCGCCGAAAACCCCTGAAAATACGGGGGATTCGGGCGTTACAGTGTTGCGCGAAGCGGCCGAAAGTGGTATAATAGAGACAGGGACATGGTACGCGGAGAACATCGCCGGAAAGCCGGAGATGGAGGCGAAATACCTTGAGGTACTGACCGCGGCAAAAATCGAAGCGCGGATGGATGGTGAACTTCTGATTCCTTCGGTGCCAGACGATCTGGGAGAGTATTCATTCGACAACAGGCATATAAACGATGTTAGACAACATGGTGTAACGCGAGAAGAGGCTGAGAGTTATATCAAAAATGCTGTAGTGATGGTGGAAAAGAATCAGGGGAAATATCGAAACTACTACAGCACAATGGGCGGAACATATGTCCTTGCCAATCACAGGAAGATAAGAACGGCGTTTCATTCGACAGAGTATACGCCGAATATTGTAAGAATGCTGGAGGTGATCATGGATGGCCTTAGAGATTAACACAAAAGAATTGCCAAGGTTTTGCCCGCTATGCGGAAAGGAAATCAAATGCATAGAATGCTATGAAATTGGTATGGTTGCAGAGAGATTGTTCCCAGACAGCGAACTGCCGCCGGAATTGAAGTACACAGAAGAGATGGCAGCGCAGTGCAACGCCTGTAAATACCACATCGACTAAACCGCCCGCTTCGGCAGGCGGTTTTAATATGCGCACGAGCGCCAGGCGACAGGCCCGGCGCTTTTTGCATGGCTTGAAACTGCCGCGGGCCGATCATCCGCGGCGGTTTTCGAGATAAACACACCCGACGGGGTATAAGCGGAATGACGGGCGACGGCCCTAAAACGGAGGAGGAGACCATGAACGCGAAGCACGAGAAGGAATTCGACATCGACCGGTATTTCAACCTGCAGCTGTTCGCCGGGGGCGGCGATGACGGCCAGGACGAAGGCGGCGGGGCAGACGACGGCGGCAAGGATGGCGGCGGCAAGGATGCCGGCGGCCAGGACGAAGGCGGCAAGAAGCTGACGCAGGCCGAGGTGGACGCGCTGATCGACCGTCGCATGGCCAAGGAGCGCCGGGAGGCGCAGCGGCGCCAGGACGAGGCGGTGCGCAAGGCCGTGGAAGAGGCCGAGGAGCGCGCCCGCATGAGCGAGGAGGAGCGCACCCGGCACGACCGCGAGAAGGCCGACAAGGACGCCCGGGAGCGCGAGGAGAAGCTGAAAGCGCGGGAGGCGGAGATCACCCGGCGGGAGCTGCGGGCCAGGGCCATCGACACGCTGATCGAGCGCGAACTGCCGAAGGAGCTGGCGGCGCTGCTGGATTACAGCGGCGAGGACGCCTGCGACAAGAGCCTGGACGAGGTGGAGAAGGTATTCCGTGCCAGCGTTCAGGCGGGCATCGATGCCCGCATAGCACAGGGCGGCGGTAAGCTGGGCGCATCCGGCGGCGGCAAGCCCGATACCGACAAGATGAGCGACGCGGAATACTACGCTTCGCTCGGTCGGCCGGGGAAGTAAACTTCCCCGCCGAGACCACCCCCACCGGATTTTGCTTGAGGGCATAATGCCCTCCGGCCGCAAAATCCGCAAGGAAGGAATTCCTATGGGAATTCCCGCGGCCCCGCCGCGCATGTCGCCGGGGCCGATTGAAAAAGAACGACAAAGGAGTGAATCATCATGGCGAATACTTTCATCACCCTCAAGACCATCGCCCGGCAGGCGCTGCCGCGGCTGATTGAAAACCTGGTGTTCCCGAACCTGGTGCACAAGGATTTCAGCGACGATTTCGGCAACCTGGGCGACACCATCCGCGTGCGCAAGCCGGTGATCCTGACGGCCAGCGAATTCGACGCCAGCCAGGGCATCCAGCCCCAGGACATGCAGGAGAGCACCGTTGAGGTGAAGCTGGACAAGCTGGCCACCGTGGACGCGCAGGCCAGCGCCATCGAAACGGCGGTGAACATCGACGATCTGAACCGCCTGTTCATCGAACCCGCGGCCGTGGCCCTGGCGGAGAAGATCAATTCCGACGGCCTGGCGCTGTATGCCGACGTGCCCAGCATGGTGGACTGCAGCACCAAGAACGTCGCCGCGCTGGCGAACGTGCGCAAGGCGCTGAACGAGCAGAAGGTGCCCACCGCCGGCCGCGTGGCCGTGTGGGACCCGGTGGCCGACGCGGCGTTCACGCAGCTGGACGCCGTGCTGCACGCCGAAAAGAGCGGCAGCACCGCCGCGCTGCGCGAGGGCAGCATCGGCCGGGTGTTCGGCATCGAGCACTACATGGCCCAGGGCGTGAAGCAGCACGCGGCCACCATCACGGCCACGGCCCCGAAGGTGAACGGCGCCGTCACCAAGGGCGCCACGAGCATCGCCATCGACGGCACGGCGCTGAGCGGCAAGCTGCTGAAGGGCGACGTGCTGACGATCGGCGGCAACGCCTACACCGTGACGGAGGAAACCGCCGAGGCGTCCAGCAACGCCATCGCGACGGTGAAGATCTATCCGGCGGCGGTGGCGAACATCGCCGACAACGCGGACGTGACCATTTCCAGCGGCTACACAGCCAACCTGGCCTTCAACCCGATGGCCTTCGCGTATGTCACGCGCCCGCTGTACAACCCCGACGGCGAGGGCGTGGCCAGCTACGTGACCAGCTACAACGGCATCAGCCTGCGCGTGACCAAGGGCTACAACCAGACGTACAAGAAGAGCGTGTACAGCATGGACGTGCTGTACGGCTACAAGTGCATCTATCCGGAGCTGGCGGTGCGGTGCCTTGGCTGACGCCTGATTCGAAGGGGGAGACATCCCCCTTCGAGACAACCCCCTTCGGTTTTGACTTGACGGCATAGCCGTCCGGCCGTCAAAACCGCAAGGAAGGAATTCCCAAGGGAATTCCAGCGAATCTGACGCGCATGTCGCCAGATTCGATTGAACAGGAGAACCGGCGCATGTCGCCGGGCGAAAGGAGCTGACGCGCATGGACGTGCTGACGACGCTGCAGGCGCTGTATCCGAAGGCTGCGACGGCGGTGCTGACGGCGCTGATCGATGTGGCCGAGGCCGATTTCAAGGCCGAATGCCACCGGGACGACGTGCCCGAAGGGGCGGCATCCGTGATCCTGCGCATGGTGCAGCATAAGTGGGGCCAGCTGGACGGCGCGGGCCTGGCATCGCAGAGCTACAGCGGCGCTTCGGAATCCTTCCTGACCGACTGGCCGGAGGATCTGAAGCGGGCCATGCACCGGTTCAGAAGGGCGGTGCTGATGTGAACGCGCGGCTGACGGAATACACGCTGACGCGGGCCGCGGAGGCGCCGAACGCCTGGAAGGAGCGCGTGAAGAGCTGGCAGGAGATCGGCACCATCCGGGCCGCCATCTCCACCGCCAGCGGCAGCCTGCAGACGCAGAACGACCTGCTGCGCATCGAATCCACGCACACGGCCGTCACGTGGGACGACGTAAAGACCGGGGACCGCTTCGGCGGATTCGAGGTGACCTACGTGATTCCCGGCGGGCGGCGGCGCATGCACCAGCTGTTCCTGAAGCGCGTGGACCCGCCGGAGGAGGCGGCCGAACCATGAACATCACGGTCAACCTGAGCGCCTTCGCGGCCGATCTGGACCAGGCCGCCGGGCGGCTGCTGGCGAACATGGAGCGGGGCGTGGCCGAAGGCGCGGCCCAGGTGGAGCGCGCGGCCAAGCGGAATCTGAAGGGCGACGCGCGCGGCAAGCACCTGATGGGCAGCATCCACAGCGAAGTGGAGAGCAACGGCACCGTCGTGACGGCGAAGATCGGCGTGGGCGGCGCGACGGGCATCGACGGCGACGCCGGCGAGAACTTCGGCATCTACGTGCACGAGGGCACCGGCATCTATGGCAAC